TGCGGCTTTGGTGACCTTGGATAGGAGCGGATGATCTATCCATCCAATCGCAACGCTTTCGCCTTTTGCGATTTCGCTTGCCTTGATGCCTTGGGTCCAAGTATTCCATTGCGATGCGCGGCTATTGAATAGCCCGGTATCCTTTGCAATCGAATTGACGAATGTCTTTTGCGCCGGTTCAGGCAGCGCCGAGATCTTCCTCCAGGCCAGATCCTCTACGGCGCGGGCATTGCGGGAAACATCGTAAGCCCAACCCGGATCGGGGTAAAAGCTCTTGCCTCCTCCCAGGTCGATCCCTTGGATCTGCACCTCCGGTCCGTCGCGCCCTACGCGAGCCATCTTGGTGACGAGGGTGGATTTTTCCGGAAGTTCCCCTTGACGGCGCGCCTTGCGTTCGGTGATGCTGTTCATGCGGCACTCACACCCCCAGCCATTGCGAGGGCGGATGCTTGACAGCGCTGGGTCGTCTGCTCGGAAGATGCGCCCATCCAAGGCTTGATGGGCGGCGCGTCGATTCTTCCCATGGTCAAGTACGTGGTACTGCTGGTAGGGCAGCAAGTCCGCCAGGTCATCCATGGTCTTGTAGTGGCCGGCATCGTAGGAGACGGCCTTGTTGGTCTGGTAGATGGTCTTGAGGCGACGCGGCGTTCCCAGGCGTGTCCACTCATCCTGGCCGGTCTGGGGATTGCGCACCAAAGACTTCTGGTCCGGCTCGTCCCCCGACCACCATCCCTTGGCTCGCAAGGTGGGTTCCAGGGTGCGCCGAAACTGCTCAAAGGTGCGGCCTTCGCGGATTGCCCGATCGACCTCCTTGTGGATGTCGGCCAAGATGTCGGCCCGCGTCATGCGGGCGACGAAGAAGGCGCGGCTATGCCCATGCCAAAGGACGTCGGAAGACTTCCAGGGGATCTTGGGGTTGGGAATGCCCTTTGCCGCCTTTGCCACATCGCCGGGGCTGGGCTTGTTGGGCAAGATGCGCTTTTCCCAGGCGGCAATGGCTTGCTCGGCTGGCACGCCAAAGAGCTTGGCGACATCCTGGGTGGATACGTCGAGGCTTATCCCCAGGCGTTTTTTCGGAGCCTCAGGCATCGGCATCCAAGGTGGCTTGAGCGTCCTTGGCTGCGTCGGTAGCTCCAGCCAGCTCCGACAGCACGCAAAAGCTCTCCAGCGCGTCTTCCAACTCCTGGGCATCCATTTCGGCGAACTCGGTGTCCAGGAGTTTCAGGAACTCATCGTATCCCGACGAGCGGTTCGCCATTTCCATGATGGGCTTGGCCAAGGCATTGGCCTGCTTTCCCAGGGCTCCGTCTGGCAGCTGCTTTAGCAGATCCTGCAAGACCTCGTCGGGGTGGTCATGTTCGGGAGCCTCACCGAAGGCCGCCGCCGCATCCATCGGGGCCGGAGCGGCCTTGTCATCGATCCGACTGATGTGCTCCGGGGTGAGATCGTAGACGTCCTCGAAGTAGCTCTGGGTAAAGCGCACACCTAACCGGTAGAGGCCCTGGTCGCGTTGCAGCCGAGCGGCCTTGAGGTCTTCGGGCATGTGGATCTGAAACCACGGCAGCGGGCCCGGCAGACCGTTGACGTCCCAGATCCAGGTGATGAGCTGGTTGCACAAGGCCTCGACGGCATTGGCGTCATCCAGAGCAAGATCAGCGCGCACCTCATTGGCTGACCTGGCGGCTCCATAGGTGCCTCCAGCGTCGGGGGCTGTGGACAGCACTTCGCCCAGCCATGCCGTTGACATTTCCTCATCCGCCCACTTGACCAGGTCGGGGTGAGGCAGGCTTCCGCCGGCTTTGGCTTCCAGCAGCTCGACGCTCGAGTTGTCCGGGATGACAGCCGCAGCTGCGCGCACCATGGATTCCAGCCGCATCAGGAGATCGAGCTTCTGCGGCTCGGGCATGGATGCCGGGACCTTGCCGACCGTCTTTGGCAACCCGAACTTCTCGCAATAGAGCGCCCAGAATTTCAGGCCGCCGCGCTTGAAGGCGAGTGGCCAGAAGCACTCGCTCATGATGGGCTTGCCGTAGGGGTTGAGGTAGTCGGCGCGATGTCGCGCCACCAGGAGCTTGCGGGGTGGGACGATCTGATTGAGCCCAGTGTCATCCAGGAAGCGGGTCTCTCCGCGCAGCCCAAACCGGAACCACTCCTGCGGACGCGGGGCAACGCGACGAGGCACGATCCAGTCATCCACATCCCAGATCACTTCCTGGACGGAGTATCCAAAGGCTCGCGACTCAAGGGCCGTGTCCGTCATGGAGCGCACATCCAAGTGATCGAAGGTGTCCTGCAGCTTGGCGGTGGCTCGCGCCGACGCCTTGCCTCGCTCGATGCTCCAGGGACGCGCCGTCACGGCGGCGGTGCGTTTGGACATCACGGCAGACAGGTGCCCGTCCACCATGGTGCGGTAGACCGACAGGGACTTTCCTTCCGCCCGCAGGATCGGGTCGGGGTTGGGCAAGCCCTGGAGGTCGGACATTTGAAGAATGAGCTGGCGTGTCGTCAGCTCCTGCCCCAGTCCGCCCTCATCCAGGCGTGATTCCCCGAAAGATATGACCTCAGCTCCCCGATTTTGGGGTCTACCACCGCTTTTGGATCGGTTTTTGGGACGGTTCGAGTGTTTTTTGGCCATCAGGAAGCATCTCCTACGGGGTTGTATGGCACGGATCGACGGAAACCGCTTGAAGACCGCTTTAAATTCCGCAGCAGCCGGTGCGGTGCTGTCGTTGTGTGTCTGGATTTTGACGCGCCTTCTAGGGCCATTTCTGCGCCCGTGTGGCGGTGCTCGATTTTTGAGTTCGGCACGAATCGCGTTTTTAGAGGGGGAAACCCTATCAAGCACCCTGAGCGGGTTTGGTTTTGTCTCATTTGACCGTTTCGCGTTGACGATCGTTTGAAGGCTTTAAAGTCGTTTGAAGATCGATCTTCAAATCCTGCGCCAGACCGAGGCATCTTTGAATTGACAGGATTTGTCATTTCATGGCCGCCCATGCATCCAGGCTTCCATGGCTGTACGATCCGAACACCTGTGTCATGTCGCCTGTGGGCAACACCGCGCTGGACATCACCTCGACAGGGCCGCTGTCGCTGCACCTGGCTGCCGCGATGCCAAGGGCCAGCGCCCAGAAGTGATCTCCGTGCCCGCTCTCCTCGTCGTGCTTGGCATCGTAGCGCACCTGGTTGGTGCTGCTCACCGACTTTGCCACGGCATGCAGGCCTTCCTTCTGCTGCTGGTCCATGGGCACAAGCACCGCCGCGTCCTGGAACTCCTGCACCATGCGGGTCGCCAGGGCGTCCTTGATGGCTGATGTGAAGGTCACGGCCTCCACGCGGTAGGTACCAAAGAGATCCTGCGCCTCCTCTGCCAATTGGGCTCCGATGCCTGTAGCATCGATTGAGGCCCGCACCAAGCGAGGGTGCCGCAGAAGCTCCCACAGCACTTCTTTTTGCCGTCGGAAGGGAGTCTTCTCCAGGGCGACCAGGTGGCGCGTGTGCAGCACCATGCCGCACAGCTCCAGCACGTAGATGACCGTGAGATCGCGGCGCCGGGCGATATCCATTCCCAGGTACAGTGGCCCGGTGGCACGGGAGAGGCCCAGGATCCCATCGCGCTCCACCGATTCAATTAGGGCGTACGGGAGCAAGGCATGCGCCTCGTCCTGGGCAATGCCCATGTACTCCTCCAGGAACTGTGCCTCATTGAGACACTGGGCGCGCTGGCTTGCGATGTAGTCGGCGCGCTCCTGCGCCGTCGTAGGGCGCCCCTCGATCTGATCCAGCATTCCCTCGTCCACGGCCTGGACAATGGTGACCAGGTGCTCGGACCACTGATATTTGTTGCTCTGGCCTTTGGCGTCGTCTTTTCGGTTGCCCAGCTTGCAGAAGACGCAGCCCATGCCGTTTTGGGTGGAGATGATGCGGATGGAGTGGCCACGCGCTGCAACGGGCTGAGCTGCCTTCCAGAGATCGCGGTCGCGCTTGTGGTGCGCAAACTCGTCGATGACCACCTTGCCGCCCTTGCTGCGGAACTGGCTGGGATTGCTGGAAAGGACGGTGATGCGGCTGCCGTTGTGGAACCTCACGACCGTGGCCGTGGCCTCGCTTTCGTCGGCGACCTCCAGGGGGTCGTCAGACTCGAACTCCACATCATCCAGATCCGCTTCGGCAACATCCGACCTCTGAACCAACAGGTTGGCAACGCCTACCCACATCAGCAGGTATTCGATGTACTCGATGCCCGAGGTCTTGTCGGCGGAGCTGAACCACACGGAAAGCCCCGGCGTGTCGATGCAATCCAAGACGTCTTCCAGGGCTTGTATCCAGGTCCCACCGATGCGGCGGCTCTTGACGAACTTCTTGAGACGGCTGCGGTCCATCAAGTAGGCGACTTGCCACTTGGTCAAGAGGTGCAGGAACGGCTTGAGTGTGGCTGCGTTGCGCTTGCAAGCCCCCTTCAATGGTGCTTCATCCCGCAAAGGAGGCTTGGGCTTGGCTACGACTTTGCGAGCCTGCGCCGTTGCCGTAGGCTTTGCCTTGCGCGGCGTTTTCACTTGAGTCCCAGCCGCGCCCGGATCTTGTCGTTGAGATCCTTGTTGCGCTGCTCAGGTGTCGACGCGCCCTTCTTGGGAGGGTTCTTCTGCTGGTACTTCCAGGCGTTGAGCGCCGTCTTGACGATGCGGTCCAGGTTGGCGATCGCCGCCTTGTCAAGCTTGCCTTCCAGCAGGTCGTCTTTGATCTTGCGAGCGACAACCGTACCCAACCCCATCAGCTCCGCCGCAAACGTTTCGGACGAATTGGTCAGGGCCGCCTTCTGGGAGTCCCATGTTCCTTTGCTCAGTCCATCGTCATCCGACCAGTTGTGGATGGTGCGCTCGGACACGCCCAGGCGCGTAGCAATCTCGCGCTTGGTGAGTCCATGGATGACGTACAGCTCGCGGGCCTGGGGACCCAGGTCATCGCGCTTGCTCATGCAGCCCTCCCAAGTTCGGCGCCGTCATTCTTGGCGGCGGCGCGTGGCGCAGACTGGGGTGCATGCCCTTGGATCCGTAAATCGATTATGATCTCCATGACGTTGTCGAGCTTGGTGTGGAGTGCGTCCTGGGAGACCTTCAGTTCCTTCTGCCCCTTTTCAAGTTCCTGCAGGCGATTGTCGCGAGAATCCAGGAAGACCTTTTGGACGAGCCAAGAGAATGCGCTCCAGGCCGGTTTCACCATTGTCATGATTGCCCCGACCAATCCGGCCCACCAGAAAAAGGAATGATCCGTTCCGGACCGGCTTGCTGTATCTTGTATCAGGGACATGAAATGAATGTGATGCGACTCTTTGGAATCGTATCACGGCGCATTCCCTGAATGAATCGCGGAATGGAATGTGGAATCGCTCCAAATACCGCGCATCGATTCCGCCCCAAATTATGAAGCATGACCAAGCGTGCTCCACTATCGGTTACCCCCGTCAATCCCTGGGTGAAAATCCTTTATCCGGGAACATTCACCTCCTTGAGCGGCAAGGAGGTGACCTTCACTTCCAGCGATGTGGCTTCCAAGGTGGAGGCCATCAAGAAGCAGCTCTCCAGCGGGTACACGCCTCCTGCCGTGATTGGCCACCCCAAGCACGACAGCCCGCGCGTGGCCTCCGTGGTGGAGGCAAAACTCGACGGGACTGACGGATACGTCCGGGTGGACGAGCTGACGCCTGAATTCGCCGAATCCTGTCGCAAGGGCGAATACAAGTACAACAGCCCGGCCTTCTACGCAAACGGAGGCTTGCGCCACCTGGGGATTTTGGGAGGATGGAACCCATCCCTCAAGGATCAATCCGCTCTGGAATTCGGTGAAGGACTGTTTGCCGAATCTGACATGGCCTTTGGTTGCAGCACCACCGATGACCTCCTGGTCTTTGGGGCTCCTGCCGACTGGGGCACGGTGGTGGGAGGGTGGCTCAATCGCCTGGCATGGCGGCTGAAGGAATTGGGTACTCTGCTGCGCGGCCAGCGCGAAGCCATCATCGAGGACAAGGGCATCGAGGCGGCCGACAAGATCTTGCCTGCCTACGCGATCGAGAATCTCGAAAACCTGGAGATCCCCTACGACCTGAATCCGGCCACTGCCAGTGGCCAATCCTTTGGAGAGCCTGCTTCGCCAGCAAGCGCTCCTACCGCCCCTGCTCCCGCATCGCCTGCGGCGCCTACGGCAAGGGAGATCGAGCTGCAAGCGCAGCTGGATGAAGCGAACCGAAAGCTTGCATCCACGGCAGGGGAGGCCGCCTCCCGAGCCTTTGGAGAGCGCTTGGACAAGGCTGTTGCGGCAGGGCGGCTGTCGCCGGTCTTGCGCACCAAGTTCCAAGGCCTCTATGCCGCACTCACCACGGCAGACGAACTGTCCTTTGGCGAGGGTGACCCTATTCCGGCAAGCCTGGAAGGGATCATCGATTCCTTGCCCCAGATCGTCGCCTTTGGCGAACTGGGAGAAGGACGTTCCCCGTCCGCCTCCAATTCCAATCCCCTCATCGCGGAATGCGAACGGCGCGCCGCAGCAGCACAGAAGGAGAAGCCATGACCAAGACGTACAACAGGCCTCGATTCGCGAGCGATGTCATCACGTACGAAGTGAGCCCGGAATGGAGTCGGGACGCCGTCACCCTCAAGGCCGGCAATACCACCGTGATCGGTACGGTCCTGGCCGTGATCCTGCTCGGGGCAGCTAGTGCCGCTGCCAAGACCGGCGGCAACACCGGCAACGGTACGGTCGCAATGGACGCCACCACTCCGGTGCTGGCGGGTGCCAAGGTGGGCGTCTACACCGTGCGCTTCACTGCGGCTACGGCCTTCACGGTCGAGGATCCCAGCGGCGACGTGATTGGCTCCGGTGTCACCGGCACCGCCTTTGCGGACGACATCAAGTTCACCATCACTGCAGGCGGTACGGCCTTCGTTGCTGGCGATGGATTCGACATCACTGTCGCGGCAGCGGCCATCGAGAAATATGTGCCGATCAACTTCTCCGCCAACGACAGCAGCCAGATCGCTGCGGCCATCAGTGTGGACGAGGTTGCCAGCCAGGCGACGGACCGCAAGATCGCTGTCGTTGCACGCGGAGCCGTACTCAATCCCGACTTCCTGGTCTGGCCCGACGGCGCCACTGCTGCCCAGAAGACCTCCGCCCTCGCCACCCTCAAAGCTCTGGGCCTGGTTGCCAGGGCATCCATCTAAGGACGATTCATGAACCTCGATGATCTCTTCACCTTCGCCTCCCTGACGGCCTCGATCCAGAAGCTGCCGCTCTTGCCCACCAGGATCGGAGACTCGAAGCTCTTCACGCCGCGCCCGATCCGCACCACCCAGGTGCTGATCGAGGAGCAGCAAGGCAAGCTCTCGCTGGTCGCCAACACCTCCCGTCGCGCTCCGGGCGCTCCGGTGTCGGCTCGCGGAGGCAAGACGATCGCATTCACGACCACGCACCTGCCTCAGACTGGACAAGTGCTGGCCGAAGACGTTCAGGGGCTTCGCGACTTCGGTTCGGAGGACCAGTTCGCATCCGTGTCCACCAAGGTCGCCGAGACCCTCCAAGACATGAAGAACAACCTGGCGGTCACGCGCGAATTCCAGCGCCTGGGAGCCATCAAGGGGCTGCTGCTGGATGCCAACGGG